AGCGCGATCTCGCTACCGAGTGGCAGGTCTGAGAAGTCTAGGTATCCTGTGGATGTATCGAGAACCTCCGAGACAGACGCGGGCTTGTAACCTTTATTAGTGAAGGCTCCCGCTCCATCATTGGGGATATCTGTCCATGTGTTTGCTGAGATAGAGAATGATCCGCTTGCGTCATTGTAATCCATCCACCCAGTCTTGGAGGTGGTGGACAGTGGGATACCTCCACCACTAACGCTTACCCACTGACCCGAGCTACCGTCCAAGTAATAGGTGTAAAGCTGACCGAGCAGGCTATTGAACCACAAATCACCATCATCAGGTGACATTGGAGCGGTCTCTGAGATTGTGAGAGGCTCCGTCTTGGTATCAAGCGCCGCCTGTGTTGCAGTGGAGATGGGCTTGTCGAGGTCGCTGGTGTTGTTGACATGACCAAGGCCGATGTCGGTCTTATTCTCAACGTGAGGGCTTTGAGCGTGATCGTAAGCGTATTTGCCGCGATCTCCTTGGTATGCTGTAGTCGTGGACTCTCCGAGCGTCAGACCGTAATCTACGCCGCTCGACGCTTTGACTGCGCTACCATCGTTATCGACGATGTAGAGATCAGCACCTGTGCCGTTCTTTACGAAATAGATAGAATCCTCCTCAAGAGAAGGTGGGAGGGCGAGAACTTTGTGAATCTTCATATTACCATTCGTCAGCGCCTTGAGACCATCCGATGAGACCATCGTCGGGGGCAGGGATAGAGGTGCAAGTATTAAGGCTAAGATACTGTCCTCGTCTAAATTGAGTTGAGTGACCCACCTTGGTTAGAGGGGATCTGGCAAGTAGGCGCTCCATAGGGCTATTCTCACCACTGCCAACCTCCATAGCGTCAACAGTGCGAGCATCCTCCAAGCGTCTGCGATAGAGGCGCTCCAGGTCTTCAGCCGAGATGCCGTCTGTGGTGATCTGACGGGCGACCTTCATGGCGATCTTAACTGATACAACGTCAGCAAGCAGGGTGTCCCACTGCGATACGTCATCCTCCCACCTCACATAGCGGAGGTAGATCTCACCGAGGTCTGAAAGTAGTTGGCGACCATTCAGGTCAAAGAATTCAGCCTTCTCGCTCCACGGTTCACCATTGATGTCGAGGATGCGGAGGCAGTCTGCTGGGAGTTGAAAGGCTCCACTGTAGCCGAAGTTCCCATTCTGGAGCGGGTCATCAGCGAGCTTGCTGAGTTTAGCGCGTCCGATGCAGCAAGACCAGCGATGTGTCCGAATGACCTCTTTCGCTGACTGATCAAAGACCCCGCTGATTGCGCGTGCCTTGGCATCGTCATCGGTCAAGTTCGCGATGGAGCCAGCTGACAGATAGGAGAGTGCGTTGTTTGCGATTTGAGTTCTTGTCTGCATATGTCTTAAAGTAAAAAGGGGGACGGAAGCCTAGACTACCCGCCCCCCTTGGTTATCCCAACGAGGAATGATTTAGCGAACGTAGTAGGCGATGCTTACGCGCTGAGTGCCAGCGGTAGGCGATCCACCGGCAACGGTGACCTTGAGATCAGCTTCAGCAGCGACCTTGATAAGCTCATGGCCATCAGTGTCGAAGAAGCGAGTCCCAGCGGAGCTTACCGATACGCCATTGCCGTATCCATCAGGATCAGCAGTGGTTCCGATGTCAAGAGTGACACCAGAGAGCGCAGGCCCAATGACCGAGCTTTTAGCAGGGTCAACGAGAGCACCGGCAGGGATGTTACCGAGGAGAGTGATCACATCAGCAGCGCCCTCATCACCCACGAAGGTGATGGAGTCATTGAGGAAGCGAACACGTCCGGCAGCTTCGATACCATCAGCGGGATTCCCGTTGTTGGCGTAGTCAGCTTGGAGTTTTGATTGTGTAACAGGCATTTTATTATTCTATTAGTTTTTAGCAGTTTGAGGATTATCCGATGCAAGGAACCTTCCAGACACCCTTGTCCCAGATGCGGCTGAAGCCCCAATCCCAGTAGAACACAGACTGAACGCTGTGGTTCTTGGTGGGGAGACGGTCCAGCTCGTGAACGGGCATTTCGTTGTATCCGAACTTAACGGAACCTTTGTGGAAAGCCACACAGGTCTTGATGCCGGCAGCCTCGGGGAGGTTGGTGTCATCGACGGACATGGTGAAGCCCATGCAGTCAGTGAGGATACCAGAAGCGACCTGCTCAAGTTGAGCGGAGGCTTGGTCACGGTTGCGGATCTTCTCGTCCTGAAGGAGTTGAAGAACCTGGTCGGAGCTAAGGATCAATCCAAACGGAGAAGGATTGTTAGTGCTTCCGTCCTGAGACATGACATCAAGCTTGGAGAGCTCGGTGCGGAGCTTCATGAGCTTGTCGTAGGACATGCCCTTGTCAGCGCCAGCAGCGCCGCCAGCGAAGTCATAGTTTACAGGGATGGTGTAAGTAGAGTCGAAAGCTGGGTAGCTCACAACGCCGTTAGCAGCGACCTCGATAGCGTTACCAAGGAGACCGCCATTCTTTCCAGCCTCACCGACAATGATCTTGTCCATGTGACGGGCAGCTTCAGCCTTCTGGTTAGCAATAGAGACGGGGATCTGACTCTCACCAGTGCCAAACTTCTTCTCAGTAACCCGGTCGAAGATGAGGGGCGACTTGTAGGGAGAAGTGGTCACGCGGCGCTTCCCGAAGGTAGCAACGTCTGGAGAGGTCTCACCGTAAAGGTCGGTGATCGCGGTGATGGAATCAGTCTTGTTGGCGAGGGGGAATTCACGATACTCACCATTGACGGCGACTTGATCGCAAAGCCCAATCGAACGACTGCGGACTTGTTGGAATTCGACATCGTAGCGATCTTCGAATTCTGGACGGTAGGACTCCACTGATGGGAGTGACAGGTTATTAGCCATTATCTTGTTTTCTGTTTGTATGTTTTTGTGATGGAGCGAAAGACGCTCGCTTGGAGTTGAGGGTCTATCCCCTCTGTCTCTCGGGGCTGAATCAACGGAAGGTGGCAGACGAATCTGGGCTTCTTAACGAACAGGTGGCCGAACGATTTGACAATTAAAGCAGCAATCACATTCTGGCTACCTTTTACGTCATCCACACCGACAACAAACCCCCGCACCTGTGAAGATGCGAGGGCTTGCGCTATGAACAGGGAGGTGAACGACTCCTCCCAACCAACAAAATCTATTGACCGTATGCTCTAAGCTGGTCGGCGATTGACTTGTATTCCTGATGATCGGCTTCGCTCTTCCAGCCACCGGAGCTAGACATGATGAGTTCACGCTTGCGATCCTGGAGACCCTTCACGTCTGTGGGCATAGAGCGACCACTCGGCAGGGAAGCAGGCATATTGCGCTCGACGTTCTGCTTCATCACGCGGAGGAATGCAGGGTCGTTCATCATGGCGGCGTGGAGAGGATTGCTTGTGACAATCTCGCCGGTCTCAGACTTCTCATACTCGAAGCCCATGTCCTTGCCGTGCTCAGACAACAGGAACTCTCCCAGCTGATCATCGAACTTGGCTTTCAACTCCTCACCACCCAATTCAGCAGTCAGGAGCTTGTGGGTCTCCTCGCGAGTCTTATCAAACTCAGCATTGGCGGTCTCCTTGTGAGACGCAACCACGCCCTCCATTAGTTGAGTGTGCGCAGCGAATAGCTCCTGCATTGCCTCTGGCGTATTGACAGGGTGCTTGGTTGCCCACTCTGACACCATGGAGGCGAGATTGTCGTCAATCTCAGCCCCTTCAGGTAGATCCTTAGGGATTAGAGCCTCCTTGTATGCCTCAGCCGAGGGGAGAGCGCCCAGACCCTCGCGATATGCAGCTAGATCCTCGGGAGTCGCTCCTTCACCCGGCTTGATCACTGCGTTATCCACAGACTCTTGACGTTGTGAGAGACCAGCACGGGCTTCCTTGCCGTTCTTCAGAGCATCGAAGAATGATTGATCGTTACGCGTGGCGAAACCACTGAGATCCTCATGGCCTAGCTCCTTGAAGGATTCCCCTGCATTGCTGCGAAGTGTGCCGTCTGGATGGTAGACCTTGGCGATTGGTGAATCTGCCCAGTTCTCTGCGGGTGCTCCACCTTCGGGAGCCTGACTTTCTGCGACTGGTGCAGCCGCTTGTGCTTCTTCTGACATTGTATCGTTGGTTATTTGGTTAGCTTCCAGAGTTTAGCGAGTGCTGGATGATTCTCGATTAGATACTCCTTGCGACCGGGGGTTCGGTTGCCGAGCATAGGATCAGCCTCGGGGACAGCATCCCAGTCAACCTCGGCCACCAGCTCCTTCTCGGGATTGGGAACGAGGTGTGCGACCTGCGTGCCGGTGGCCAGCTTCTCGACAGCCCTCTTGAGCTGTGCAATCTGCTCCAGCAGTCCAGCATTGTCCTCCTTCAGGTGTTCAATCTCTAAGCGAGCGGCATCGAGAGGGTCTTCCTTTGGTGGCTTTGGGGTCTCCACAGGTGCAACGTAGTCTTCACCGGCTGCTACTGCCTTGAGTTCCTCCAGGTTCTTGTAGTAGACGGGAGCAGTGGGGATCACCTTGCCGTCCTCGATATTAGCGACGAGCTTGTCGTCTTTAACTCGGATGATCTCCGAGCCTTCTTTTCTATATTCCATTGGTTTGTTGGTTTAGTTTTTGGGAGTCTCAATCCCGGTGTCGTTGCGGATAGACCGCATGAGAGCTAGTATGCGCCCCGCTCCTGCACGCTCCTCGGGTGGGAGGTCTGGATTGGTGACGATATCATCGATGATAGCATCAATGAGGATCTCACCGCCGTCCGACAGTAAGATCTGCTGAATCTTGGATCGCTTGGTAGCGTCAAGCCGATAGGTGATAGCGTTGGGACTAATCATGAGAGTGCGCCAAGCATCGCTTCAGGGTCTTGAACGGAAGAGAGATCCTTGGCCACGCCACCTGCGGTCTGCGCCATCTCTGCCATTTGAGCCTGCTGTGCTGCTTGTTGTTGAGCCTCCTGCTGCTCCTGATACTCGTCTTCGCTGAGGAGATCATCCTCGTCCTGACCGAGATCGCGCCAGATACGTGTCTGTATCTTCTTGATGTCGTGGACGTTTGCCCGACCATCAGCAGCGGATATATTGATAATCGCGTCAAGCATACCCATGGCCTCGACAGCCTGTGAACGCTTGTGATTGTTGGTGAATGTATTGTCGAAGGCGAACTGTGGCATACGGGGCTTCCCTGTGACCTCACTGTAAGCTTCATCAGGCAGCTCAATCACTCCACGCTCAACGAGAGATGTGAATGCCCAGCCGACGATAGGCTTGGTGTGATCCTGCTCTAGTGCTGTGAGCGTAGGGTTTGCCTGAGCGTTAAGCTCCTCGCGCCTCATGTTGGCTTCTGTGGCTGTCATCTCACCCTCGTTGCGGTTGAACATATTGAAAAGGTGTCCGTGGTATGCCTCATCGATTGAGTCCTGCAGCTTGCTCCAGATGTCCATGCCGACCTGGTAGTTGCCGCCACCGGATAGCTCATAGACTGGATTCTTACCGGCGGCAGATGTCTCAGCGTAGTAATTGACCTCGGCAGCACCAAGACCAACGCCCTCCTCCTTCATGTAGGATGGAGCCATTACAGGGGGAACAGCTGCCCGTTCTCCCATGACCATCATGAACTTGCCGCAGTAGTTAGCCTTGTATGCATCAGGGAGGATCTCATGAGCAGGACAATATCCCCAAGGGCTACCATCTACCTCGTAGCGACTAGAGACGATCTCGAAGTGATCATTGCCAGAGTCCACCACAACGTGCTTGCTGTCACGCTCTACGACCCGAACAGTGTAGGCCATGCCTTTGTTGCCAGCCTCCTTCTTGATCTTCCAGCGTGGCTGCTTCTCAATGACAACGAGGAAATCGTGAGTGGTGCTCCGACGATGGGGGTCTTCCACCTCGCGCTGTAGCTTAGCCGAGAGGTTCTCCTTGCCCCACATGGTTGCAGCACGGTAGGCGGGCCACTTGTAGCAGGCTCCGAACGTGTCAACCTTCTCGGCGTGATCGTGATCGATAACGTAGTTGAGAGGGTCAAATCGACAGAAGTTCATGACCTCCTCGCCATTGTCATCCTTCTCCCATTTCATGCGCATCGTGCCAGTCCCTAGCTGGGAGCGGTCGAAGATAGCGCGGTGATTGACTGTGTGGAAATTGGAGCTTCGAAGGTAGTGCATCACGGCCTCACCAGCCTCCCGATAGACCTTCTCTAGGCTGATGTTTTTGCGATCCTCCCAAGCCGGACGCATCACAAGCCAGTCACGGTCGCGAGGATAAAGCATCGAAGTGATGCCATTAGCCTGCATGCGGGACTTAGTCCTCAGCGTGGTGTCGTAGATCTCATTGTGAGGGACGTAGCCATTGACGTTGCCTCTGCCGTTGTAGTGGCGAGAGTTCATCAGCCAAGCCGTCTCTTGCCAGAGATACTCGTGCGGGAGCCTCAAGGACTCCAGCTGTGTGAACCGCTCGACCGTATCCTTGCCTGTCATGATCTAGCCTAGTGTGGTATTAGTCGCCGCTGCACCTGCTTGGATCGTGTCCTGATAGCCGAATCGACCGCGCATCCTCTTCTTTTGATCCTCTTGCTCCCGCTTGATTGAGAGCGAGGATTGTTGCGCTGGTGCAGCTACCGGCGCAGCTTTCGGAGTTTTTGGCATTCCCATGTCTTTGCTAATAGTGGATGATTGATAATCGGACAACGCTATAGATTGCCCACACCGA